CTTGTGAACAGGACAGTAGTCCCAATTTTGTGACTCTAGTCTGACCCCTAGATCAAACTCGAGAACCTCGGCAAGTTGACGAGGATTTGTGATTTGCGTCAGTCGGTAGGCCCATGAGGTAGCACCGTCATCACCTCCGACAACCATTCTAAACCATTGTTTCACTTGGCCAGGCGTCACACCACACCTCAGTAGACCATAGTAAATGAATGCTTGAACCATCAAGGTATTGTCAACTGCAGTCCAAAATGATCCACTATTGTTTCCTGCCTTCCCATAAAGCCCTTTAATGAAGAGGTGTCCATCTGGCATGACCAAAACGGTCATTGCAATGGCCATGTAACAGTTGTAGAACATGGTTTCGATTTGCGTAGTGCGGTTCTTCACAAACTTGAGTTTGAGCTTGGCCAGCTCCATCATGACAACCCATGTCTGATTTGAATCGCAGGCTGAGACATCAAAGTCCCAACCACTCAATGGCTTGTGTGCACAATTGGAGTGCAGATGCCCAAGCAGCAAATCAACGCCGCCGTACTCAGGTGACCATCCAACTCCAGAACTGACTCTTAGGTGTTTCTCTGTCCATTGATCCATCCAAGGCTGGGTTAGGTGTTTTTGTAACACCAGCACTCTAGGATCCACGTTGAATATAGTTCGCAACTTGTTGATCTCCAACTTCTCTAATGGACGTAATTCATTTTTGACTACCACCGTTGTCAGTGTCGGCACAAACTTCGTTTGGGACTCAACCACGTATTGTTCTGCGTGGTGATATCCTCTGTCAATGAAATCTCCTTTCGTGTTGTAGTGTTGTTGCAAGGGCCAACTAACACTTTTGGAGCGATCAAATTCCAGCTTCACTTGTTCCAGTGGCATAACCTCATAATCAACAATTTCCACTCGTAATAGCTGGTAAACAAGCTCCCAGGCTTGAGACCACTCAATTTGATGTCGAATATGAATCGGCGGTCTCTCATATCGCGCCACGCTCATGTACCCTGCTGCATGGTTGGTGGCGGTCCGACCATGCGTCACTGGGCAATTTGGTTTGGGTAATTCATCAAGTGCTTCCTCATACGGCGACGGGCGCAATTTGCCCTCGGGAGCGTAGTAATTAGCTCGACCGATGTGTGGCATGGTTAACGCATGTCGCGGTTTTTCTAGGCTGAGGTGGCCAATGCCATGGGGGCACCCGCTGAGCCACCAGCCTTTGAGTTTTTTGGCTGCACTTGAAGCATGTCCTCGGTAAACAGGATGAAAGTGCCTTTGCTCTCAACTCCGCCGCGCGACCCCAACCATATGCCAATGATACGTCCTTGGCTGCACACTGGAGACCCACTGCACCCTGGCTTAGACGATGCCATGGTTTGAGCCATTGGTGCCGTCTCCACTCCCTTGTCCGTTTCAATGCTAGAAATAATGTTAGTCACATTGGCGACTGAATTTTGCCAAACATACGCATGCCAGTTTAAATCATTGGCTCTACGCAGTTGCAACGAATATTTGGTCGCGTACTTGTGAACACCATGATCATAGGGCATAGCCGTAAAGAGTTCTTTAGGCAGCTCCTGACCAAAGATCATGGATGCATTGTAACTAACGACATCCACGGGGAGACCTGAATGTGTGTGCTGCACTGGCGTTTCAGCAACTGGAAAAACACCTGCACTTGTCAGCGCCGTGACGGACCCACCTTCAACGACATGCCTGTTGGTAATCAACCTCGGTGCACCATTAACTACCGCAATGAACCCATTTCCCTTGAATTCGCCATTGACAATCATGGCAACTGCGGTGCTCTTTGGTGGCACAGTCATAAGGGGTGTCGCTTTGTTACTGGACTCCTTCACAACCCAGCGCTTTGGCTCCTTG